GACGTGTGCTCTTCCGATCTATGAGCCAAAATTATATGAAACAAGTAAATCAAATATGGTTTCAAATTTATCAAGTTGTTAAGGATAACTGTTCTACTGATATCAGTGGAGCAAATCCTCAAGATGATTTGATGGAAAGATTATTACAAACTAGAAGAAGATAGGTCACCTAAAGGCGGCCTTTTTTTATTGGAGGTCGCAATGTTAAAAGTAATTGAATTATTTGCAGGTATTGGTGCTCAACGAAAGGCACTGCAAAAAGCGAAAATAGAACATGAAGTGATTGCTATATCGGAAATCGATAAGTATGCTATTCAATCTTACAATGCAATTCATGGCGAAACACTTAATCTTGGTGATATTACCAAAATAGAGAAAATGCCAAAAGCTGATCTATGGACTTACTCGTTTCCTTGCACTGATATTTCGTTAGCAGGTAGGATGAGTGGATTTGAAAAACACAGTGGGACTCACTCATCACTTTTATGGGAGGTTCAAAGATTACTATCCATATCAATTGATGATGAGACACTGCCTAAATATTTATTGATGGAGAATGTTAAAAATCTTATAAGCAAAAAGTTTAAGCCTTTGTTTGATGAGTGGTGTAAATATCTTGAAAGTTTAGGATATAAGAATTTTTATAAAGTATTAAACGCTAAAGACTATGGTGTCCCACAAAATAGAGAACGTGTATTTATGATTTCAATTAGAGATGATAACACATTGTATCAGTTTCCGAATGAGATTAATTTAGATACAAAATTAGGTGACTATTTAGAAAATGATGTTGATGAAAAATATTATCTTTCAACTAAGTTGATTAGTTGCTTTACCGATATGAGGAATCGCAATGGAATTCTTAGAGGACTTCAATTTCAACCAAAGTTAATATTTAAAGATGAAATTGCTAGAACAATTACTACAAGAGCAGGCACAAGACCTTGTGACAACTTTATAGTTGAACCTGTTATTTCATTAGATGGAAAAGTGATAGTTCCCCAAGCCACCAAAGATGGATATGCGATAGCCAATGTAGGCGATGGAATTTATACAAATAGATGCACATTCAAGCGAGGAGTAGTTCAAAAGGATAAAATCCCAACATTAAAAACAAGCGTAAATGATATCGCAGTTGTAGTAACTAAAGATTCAGAAAACTACATCCAATGGAAACAAAAAGGATGGTTTGATATCGAATGTAGAGCGTACAAAGAAGACAAAATATCTGGTGCATTAAATACACGTGGACACATTAAAGTTCTTACTAATGATGTAGCAATAAGAAGGCTAACACCGCTTGAGTGCTTTAGGCTAATGGGATTCGATGATGAAGATTATCAAAAGATAAAAGAGCTTAAGATTTCTGATACTCAAGCTTATAAAATGGCAGGAAACTCAATTGTGGTTAACTGCCTTACTGAAATATTTAAAAAACTAAAGGAGGTAATGTAATATGTTTGAAAAAGTAAATCCATGTCATCCTGATAAGGTAGCAGATAGAATTGCAGGTGCAATAGTTGATCTCGCATATAAACAAGACGACAATCCAAGAATTGCAGTTGAGGTACTAATAGGACATAGTAAGTGCCACATTATAGCTGAGTCTTCTGTGTATATTGATAAAAATGATATTAAGCTAGCGGTTAAAAGAATTGCAGGCAATGTAGATGTTGACTATGTGGAAGTTCCTCAGGATAAACATTTAGCTAACAATCAAGAAGGACAAATTAGATGTGGTGATAACGGAATTTTTAAAGGTGTCCCATTAACAAAAGAACAAAAGGAACTATCAAATATAGCTCATAGCATTTACGCCGCTTACCCTTGTGATGGCAAATACATCTTGAATGGAGATAGGTTGATCATTTGTCAAAGTAATGCATCAACTGATGAGCTCACAAGAAAGTATCCTTGTGCTGAAATCAATCCCATTGGTGATTGGACAGGAGGAACCAATGTTGATACAGGTGCAACAAACAGGAAGCTTGGTAGCGACATGGCTGATTCAGTCACAGGTGGTGGCCTTCACGGAAAAGACCTATCGAAGGCCGATGTCAGTGTAAATATTTATGCATTTCTTAAAGCTCAAGAAACAGGAACGGCAGTTGAACTTTGTTGTGCCATTGGCGATGAGTATATCGACAACAAGCCTTATGCAGAAATCGTGGAAATTGCAAGAGAGTTTATATTTGACTTAGGTGGATTTGAAAAATTTGCTGAGTGGGGCTTGGTCTAATGGGAGTGCTCTAGTATGAATGCACTAAGGATAGATGTAGGAGTACATACGATTTTGCACGTGAATTTAACTGGGGTTGACTTTACCGACATCAAAGAAATTGTTTTTACAATCAAAAATCCTTCACCTAGAAACTCAAAGCCAATCATTGAGAAAACTTTTACTGAGTCAGGCTTTTATGAAGTGATCATCACACCATCTGAAAGCTTAAAACTTGTGGAAGGTGCTGAGTATGATTTTAATCAAGTGCTTAAAGATGAAACAAGGTACAAGATTAGTGATACAGGAAGGATAATCCTTAGAAAAAGTGTAGGTGACTTTTATGGCTGATAATATAAACGTTTCCAATGTCTCAAAGCAAAGAATAGATATCTCAATTCCTCCTAAGAAAATAGATCCAACTGGCGAAGGATGTACACCAACAATAGAGATTACTCATCTTTGGCATCTTGGAAAAATGAAGGAATTTGAAATTGCTCTTGATACGAAGGTTCCAAAGGCACTATCTATTCTTCCGCAAGTTAAAGAAGAAGATATTTCAACTGTAAATACAAGAGAAAATGCGAAGATTTATGTCCAAGTAGGAGATACACCATCGTATGCAACGCTTGAACAGTTAAAAGAACTTAATACAAAAACAGTGTTCGTGGATGAGCTATCGGACACAAAAATTCACAAGTTAAGCAACGAAGATATTGTAATGCTTAGAAAGGAGTAATAAATAATGTCGCAAAAAAGAACACAATACGTAAAAACGACAAATGGTCTTGAAAAGCAGCTTATTGCATCATCCGCCGACATAGTAGAAATTAATACGATTGAGGGCTTAGATGCGAAAAACGTTCAAGATGCACTTGTAAAAATAAAAGACATCGCTGATAACGGTGGCGTTACTGGAGTAAAAGGTAATAGCGAAACTGATTATCGAAAAGGCAATGTAAATATTACGCCAACAAATATTGGACTTGGTAATGTTACAAATCATGCACAAGTAAAAAGAGCTGAAATGGGCGTTGCCAATGGTGTAGCTACATTAGGAGCAGATGGTAAAGTACCTTCAGGCCAATTGCCTTCTTATGTCGATGATGTTTTGGAATATGACAAAAAGTCTGCATTCCCTGCGATTGGCGAGTCAGGCAAAATCTATGTGGCAAAGGATACCAACCTAACTTATAGATGGTCAGGAACAGCTTATGTTGAAATTAGTTCTTCGCTTGCCCTTGGCGAGACATCGTCAACCGCCTATGCAGGTGATAAAGGTAAGGTACTAGCTGTAAGAGTCACAGCTGTAGAAGGAAAGGCGAGCACCAATGAGTCTAATATCTCAAGCATAGGAACAAGAGTCACTAATCTTGAGAATGGAACTAAGGGAGCTGGCAAAGCAACCAAACTTGCAACGGCAAGGAAAATCTCAATCTCAGGTGATGCAACAGGAAGTACGGATTTTGATGGAAGTGTAGATAAAACAATTTCTTTGACACTTGCTAATTCTGGAGTCACTGCGGGTACTTATTCTGCGGTAGCGGTAGATGCGAAAGGTCGTGTAACTGCAGGTAATCAAATTATTGAATGGGGAGCAAAGGGACAAACTGAACCAAGTGCTAATTTAGCAGTAGGTGGCTTGTTCTTCATGCTTAATGAATAGGTGATTTTATGTCTTGCTATACACCGAAAAGGAAAACCGATAAGGGTATCGAGGACGTAAAGCTTCCGATCAATTCTATAAAGGGCCTCGAGGATAGGCTTGCGACAATCGGAGGAAGGAAACTGGCAATGCCTATCATAAGGCTCGCCAATGTCCTGGACAGTAACAACACGATGATCATCGGCCCGAGCAACCCGCTGAAGTTCTGCGTCGAAATCATCGATGGCTCGTTGCAGGTTGGGGATTCCTTGCAGATCTGCGTAAAGCAACTTTTCACCTACAAGGAGAGGAACAAGCGAAAGTACCGATTGAGATGCCAGTGGAGCGTCAAGGTCACCGAGCAAGATATAGGCTCGAGATTCCTCTGCGTAAACGTCATCGAATCGCTAAACGGAATATCGCAGAGATTGTACAAGACGAATGACTGGGGGAATTCGACCCTATCGCCGCTATACATCCGAATAAGAAGGCCGATTTTCGCTGGAACAACCGAAATAGATGCCTATTTTTCGAATATAGTGACTGTCTGGAAGAAATATTCCTTGGAAACAGGAAAAATACTGATCAAATAATGAAATTACCGAGTGACGGAATCAACTCTGTAGGGGAAACCCCGCAGTGATAGTACAGCTCGCCAACAGGCGTGTCGGAATAAACTCTTGGTAATTTTTGTTTTTCATGAGGAGGTAAAAATGAAAACTACTACAGAAATGATACTTATTGATATAGATAAGTTAATTCCATACATAAATAATGCGAGAACTCATAGCGAAGAACAAATCCTAAAACTTAGATCAAGTCTTCGTGAATTCGGTTTTATTAATCCTGTGATTATTGATAAAAATTATAATATCATTGCAGGACATGGGCGAGTTCAAGCAGCAAAAGCTGAAGGAATAAAAGAAATTCCTTGTGTGCTTGTTGACTATCTGACTGAAGCACAAAAGAAAGCATACATCATTGCAGATAACCGAATGGCACTTGATGCTGGCTGGGATGAAGAAATATTAAAGGTAGAATTGGAGGCTCTCGAAGGGGAGTCTTTTGATTTGTCCCTTACAGGATTTGATGAGGATGAACTCGCAGACTTGTTCAAGGAAGACAAAACGGATATTGAAGATGACGATTATGATTTGTCCGCCGCTTTGGAAAAAGCATCATTCGTTGAAAAGGGCGATAGATGGATAGTTGGAAGGCACGTTCTTTATTGTGGGGACGCTACAAATAAGGAAGATGTGGATAAACTCATGGAAGATAAGAAGGCAAATTTGTTGCTTACAGATCCTCCTTATGGTGTGTCTTTTAAATCTTCAAGTGGGCTAACCATCAAAAACGATTCGATCAAAAATGAAGAATTCTATCAGTTCTTACTTGATGCTTTTAATAACATGGTTGCTCATTGCGAAAGTGGTGCAGCAGGATATGTCTTCCATGCAGATACTGAAGGACTTAATTTTAGGAAGGCATTTATTGATGCAGGTTTCCATTTAGCAGGATGTTGTATATGGGTAAAAGATTCACTTGTATTAGGTAGATCTGATTATCAGTGGCAGCATGAACCTGTTCTTTATGGCTTTTTGCAAAACGGCAAGCATAGATGGTTTTCTGATAGAAAGCAGACTACTATTTGGAATTTCAAGAAGCCGAAAAGAAATGAAAATCACCCAACAAGTAAGCCTTTGGATTTGCTTTCTTACCCTTTGCAAAATAGCTCTCAGGAAAACGCAATTGTAATTGATACCTTTGGTGGTTCTGGATCAACTCTAATGGCTTGTGAACTTACTAACCGTATTTGCTACACGATGGAACTAGATGAGAAATATGCATCGGTAATTCTAAGACGATATGTTGAAAACACTGGCGATGTGGATGGTGTCTATTGCATCAGAAACGGCGAAGAAATTCACTATCTTGACATAGTCAAGGAAGTCGAGAAAAAAATCGATAATTCAGGCGCTAATGACTTGATATAAATCCTCTTTAGAGCGATAGATATACTACCTTTGAAGGAGGTCAGATCATGAACGAAAATATTAAAAAGCTAAGAGAACAATTGAAAGAGATTTGTGAAAAAACAAACACAAGCTTTTCTGGTATGGACTATCTTGTTAAATACTACATCAAAGATTTGCACTGGTCCGAAGAGAAAGCAATCGAGTATGCCATCAGCTTATTCCACAACGGGACAATCAGAGAGATTAAGCTATTTAATTCCAATGGTGAAGAACTATGAGGGATTGCATCGTTGAAAGCTTAAAAAAGCAGTTTCCTGTCGGGAGCCGTGTTGAACTTATCAAGATGGATGATAAGCAGGCTCCTCCAATTGGAACGAGAGGAACGGTAAAAGGTGTTGATGATATTGGCTCGATTATGGTTTCTTGGGACAACGGCTCAAGCCTTAATGTGATTTATGGCGAGGATGAATGCAGAGTTCTCGATGTCGTGAAAACCATCTGTTACGGGAAGGAACAAATATGGGATAAAAAAGAAGATGCAATTGAATTTTTTGTTGATTGTATGCTTAATTCTGAAGGTTCAGAAAGAGAAAGATACTGCAACATTTTATCTTCATTAAAAGATAATTTGAAAGTATGCAAAGATATCTAAAAAGCTTAGCACTTTATATATCTAAGATATATAAAAATAGTTAAAAAAAGATACACAATTGACTTGATATAGTGTCCTTTTAGAGTGATATATATACACGACGAAGGGAAGGAAAAACCTTCAAGGAGGACACGAAGATGAAAGAAAAAAATGAAAAGCAAATTGAAGAAATGAAGAGACAGACAATCGGTGTTGAAATTGAAATGAACAACATCACAAGAAAAAAAGCAGCAATTTTGGTTGGAGAATATTTTGGTACAAGGGCATACGATGCAGCAAGAGAATACGGTTATTTCAGTTGGGCTTGCAAAGACACGAAAGGAAGAACATGGAAATTCCAAAAGGATGTATCAATTGCAGGACCAGACGATGAAAAATGCGAAATGGTAACGCCAATCCTAACATACGATGACATTGAAGACTTGCAGGAAATTATAAGAATACTTAGAAAAGCGGGTGCGAAAAGTGATGCATCAAGGATGTGTGGAGTTCACATCCATATTGGAGCAAACGGACATACACCACAAACAATGAGAAACCTTACAAACATCATGGCAAGCCACGAAAACTTGCTTGCTGAGGCACTTGACCTTGATAGAGGAAGAATTGATAGATACTGCCGAACAGTTGACGGAAGGTTCTTAAAAGCAGTTAATAAGAAAAAGCCTAAAACAATGAGTGCATTTGCTGATGTTTGGTACGAAAGCCAAAACGAAGGCTATGGAAGAACACAGCATTATAATGGAAGCAGATACCACATGCTAAACTTTCATGCAACATTTACAAAAGGAACAATCGAATTTAGATTATTCCAATTTGATGCACCGAGTGATGGTAAAGCAAATGGGCTTCATGCAGGACAACTTAAGAGTTACATTCAACTTTGCTTGGCACTAAGCCAAATGGCAAAAGATGCAAAGGCAGCATCAAGCAAACCTCAACAACACGACAATCCAAAATACGCAATGAGAACATGGTTACTTAGACTTGGCTTTATCGGAGATGAATTTAAAACAGCTAGAGAATTCTTAACTAAAAGGTTGTCAGGAGATGCAAGCTTCAGAAGTGGGGTAAGACCTACTTCTATAGCCTAAGGAGGTAATTTATATGAAGAAGACTTACTATTTAGCTTATGGTTCAAACTTAAATGAAAGGCAAATGAAAAGAAGATGCCCTGATGCAACCAAGGTTGGAACATCATTCATTGATGGTTATATGCTCATGTTTAAAGGAAGTAAAACAGGTGCATACCTTACAATCGAAAAAGCTAAAGGGCATAAGGTTCCAGTTGGTGTGTGGCTTGTGAGTGGGCAAGACTTGGCATCACTTGACGTTTACGAGGGGTATCCTTCCTTTTATTATAGGGAATGGGTAAATGTTCCATTTGAAAATAAAAACGCAATACATGGCAAAATAAACGCCTTAGTCTACATCATGCATGAGGACAGGAAGCTTGCTTGCCCCACAAAATTCTATGTTGATACCTGCCTTGAAGGGTATGAAGACTTTGGATTTGACAAAAGATATCTATTGGAAGCACTAAAATTTAGCTTGGAGGTAAACGATGAAGACAAACGATAATTTTATGAAGACTTGTCCTAAATGTGGCAAGAACTACAAGGTACCATCTGCCATTTCAAGGGTAGATAATAAAACGCCGATTTGCCCAACGTGTGGTACGAGAGAGGCGCTTGAAGGCTTAGGTATTAACAATGACGAAATTGAAAAAATAATCGAAACAATACCAAAGTATGAATAAAAGTAAAGAGAAACAAAGTCGGCTTGATGGTCGGCTTTTTCTTATTGATAAGGAGGTGGAAATTTGCGAAAACTTAAAAAGTATGTTCCGACTAAGTTCAAAGCTAAAGACTCCACCTATGATAAAGCTGCTGCAGATTATGCGGTTAACTTTATTGAATGCTTGTGCCATACGAAAGGTACATGGGCAGGTGAGCCATTTGAACTTATAGATTGGCAGGAGCAGATAATCAGGGATTTGTTTGGAACATTGAAACCTAATGGATATAGGCAATTTAATACTGCTTACATCGAGATTCCAAAAAAACAAGGCAAATCGGAACTAGCAGCTGCAGTTGCTTTGCTCTTAACTTGTGGTGATGGTGAAGAAAGAGCTGAAGTTTATGGATGTGCAGCCGATAGGCAACAAGCATCAATCGTATTTGAGGTTGCAGCAGACATGATAAGAATGTGTCCTGCACTCAATAAAAGGTGCAAGATACTATCGGCAACAAAGCGAATTATTTATTTGCCGACGAATAGTTTTTATCAGGTCTTGTCCGCTGAGGCTTATTCCAAACATGGCTTTAACATACACGGGGTTGTATTTGACGAGCTGCATACTCAGCCAAACAGAAAGCTATTTGACGTTATGACGAAGGGGTCTGGCGACGCAAGAATGCAACCTTTATATTTCCTAATCACCACAGCAGGAACTGATACAAAATCTATTTGTTACGAAACTCACCAAAAAGCAAAAGACATTCTTGAAGGAAGAAAACATGATTCTACATTCTACCCAGTCATTTATGGAGCGGAAGTGGATGATGATTGGACGGATCCTAAAGTATGGAAAAAGGCGAATCCATCACTTGGGATAACGGTAGGAATAGACAAGGTAAAGGCAGCTTGTGAAAGTGCAAAACAAAACCCTGCAGAAGAAAATTCATTCAGACAGTTAAGGCTAAATCAATGGGTAAAGCAAGCAGTAAGATGGATGCCTATGGAAAAGTGGGACGATTGCAGGTTTGACTTTAATCCTGAGGATTTGAAAGGGAGAGTCTGCTATGGTGGACTTGACCTTTCTTCAACAACGGATATCACTGCATTCGTTTTAGTGTTTCCGCCAACTGAAGAGGATGAGCATTACTACATTCTGCCTTATTTCTGGATACCCGAAGAAAACATGGAAGCAAGGGTCAGTAAAGATCATGTTCCTTATGACTTGTGGGAAAGGCAAGGCTTCATTGAAACCACTGAGGGGAACGTAATCCACTACGGATACATTGAAACTTTTATAGATGAACTTGGGAAACAATACAACATAAAAGAAATTGCTTTTGATAGGTGGGGAGCAACAATGCTTGTACAAAATCTGGAAGGACTCGGTTTTACGGTTGTCCCCTTTGGTCAGGGATTTAAGGATATGAGCCCACCGACAAAGGAGCTTATGAATTTGGTCCTTGGCAAAACTTTAAGGCATAACGGACATCCAGTGCTTAGATGGATGATGGACAATGTGTGTGTTAGAACAGATCCAGCAGGAAATATAAAGATGGATAAGTCAAAATCCACAGAGAAGATTGATGGTAGCGTGGCAACTGTCATGGCACTTGATAGAGCAATAAGAAACAAAGGAGAGACTTCTGATTCGGTTTACGATTCAAGAGGTCTTTTAATTATTTAGGAGGTCAAAAATGGGACTTATAAACAAATTATTCAAATCACGAGATCACCCCAAGATAGATAACAGGACTGTTGGTAGTTCTTATTCGTTTTATATGGGTGGTTCTTCAGCTGGTAAGAATGTGAATGAAAGAAGTGCAATGCAAATGACTGCAGTTTATTCATGTGTAAGAATTCTTGCAGAAGCTATTGCAGGATTGCCGTTACATCTTTATCGATATAAGGAAGATGGCGGAAAAGAAAGAGCGATAGACAACAATCTTTATCACTTACTGCACGACGAACCAAACAAAGAAATGAGCTCATTCATCTTTAGAGAAACGCTTATGACTCATTTGCTTTTATGGGGGAATGCTTATGCCCAAATAATAAGAAATGGTAAGGGAGAGGTTGTAGCTTTATATCCTTTGATGCCAAATAAGATGCAAGTCGATAGAGACGAAAATGGTGAACTTTATTACATATACACAAGAAGCTCTGACGAAGCAAAGACTATGGAAGGAGTGACAGTGTATTTAACGCCAAGAGACGTCTTACATATTCCAGGACTTGGATTTGATGGGCTAGTAGGATATTCGCCAATAGCGATGGCCAAAAATGCAATAGGACTGGCAATTGCCACTGAAGAATATGGTGCAAAATTCTTTGCGAATGGTGCTGCGCCATCAGGTGTCTTGGAGCATCCAGGGACAATTAAGGATCCGTCAAGACTAAGAGAGAACTGGAACTCGACATTCGGTGGCTCTGCTAATTCTGGCAAGGTCGCAGTGCTTGAAGAAGGAATGAAGTATACACCGATTTCCATCTCGCCAGAACAAGCCCAGTTCTTAGAAACACGAAAATTTCAAATTGACGAAATAGCTCGAATTTTCAGAGTTCCGCCCCATATGGTGGGTGACCTTGAGAAATCGAGCTTTTCTAATATTGAACAGCAATCACTCGAGTTCGTTAAGTATACCTTAGATCCGTGGGTTATTAGATGGGAACAGTCGTTATCTAGAGCATTACTTAATGAAGATGAAAAACGAAAGTATTTCTTCAAGTTTAATCTTGAAGGTTTGCTTAGGGGTGATTACGAATCTCGTATGAGTGGTTATGCAGTAGCAAGGCAAAATGGCTGGATGTCTGCAAATGATATACGAGAACTTGAAAACATGGATAAGATTCCTGCCGAAGATGGTGGTGACTTATACCTAATCAACGGCAATATGCTACCGCTCAACAAGGCGGGGGCTTATGCAAATATAGAAAAGGAGGATACAGCCGATGAGGAAATTTTGGAAATGGATAAATCAAGCCGAAGCGGAAGAAAGAGTCCTAGAACTTAATGGAACAATAGCGGAAGAATCATGGTTCGATGATGATATTACGCCACGAATGTTCAAAGACGAGCTTTATTCTGGAAGTGGTCCGATTACTGTTTGGATTAATAGTCCTGGTGGTGATTGTATTGCAGCTTCGCAGATTTATTCAATGCTAATGGATTATAAAGGCGAGGTTACAGTTAAAATCGACGGAATCGCCGCTAGTGCCGCAAGCGTGATAGCCATGGCAGGAACTAAGGTCGTCATTGCACCTACCGCGCTTATTATGATTCATAATCCATCAACTAGTGCCAATGGTGACCATAGGGACATGAGTAAAACGATTGAAGTACTTAACGAAGTAAAAGAATCAATTATCAATGCCTATGAAATTAAGACAGGACTTTCAAGAACAGTCCTAAGCCACATGATGGACGCAGTTACATGGATGAATGCAAACAAAGCTATTGAACTTGGATTTGCAGATGAAATACTCGAAGATGAAAAGAAAGCAAATTCGAGTAAAAGTTTTGAGTTTCAAGAACATCTGTTTGCAACAAAACTATTTAACAAAATTACAAATAAAGAAGTAGATGCAAAGCCTAAACAAAAAGGCAGAAACATTGATGAGCTTAAAGCAAAACTTAGTCAAATAAAAAATTTAATTTAATGGAGGATATAAAAATTATGACTATTACTGAATTACGTGAAAAACGTGCCAAAACTTGGAGTGCAATGGAAAACTTCCTTGACTCCCATAGAAATGATCAAGGTGTACTTAGCGAAGAAGATGATGCTATTTATGCCAAGATGGAAAAAGAATTTGAATCTTATACTAATGAAATTAAGCGTATGGAAAGAAAAGATGCAATCGAAGTAGAACTTAATAAGCCTGTATCGACTCCTTTGACTGCCAAACCTATGGTAGCTAAAGATGAAGAAGAAAATGTAGGTAGAAAATCTAAAGCATATAAAAAGTCTTTCTGGAATGCTATGAGAGCAAAGGCGGTAAGACCTGATGTAATGAATGCACTTCAAATTGGTTCTGATACTGAAGGCGGATATCTTGTTCCTGACGAATATGAAAAGATACTTGTTGAAAGCCTAGAAGAAGAAAATCTATTTAGAAAGATTGCAAAAGTAATCACTACATCTTCAGGAGATAGAAAAATTCCTGTTGTCGCAACGAAAGGTACTGCATCATGGGTAGACGAAGAAGGCACTATTAACGAAAGTGATGATGCATTTTCTCAAGTTTCAATTGGTGCATATAAACTTGGTACTTTAATCAAGGTGTCTGAAGAGCTTTTGAATGATTCTGTATTTAACCTTGAGTCTTATATTTCTAAGGAATTTGCAAGACGAATCGGCAATAAAGAGGAAGATGCATTCTTCAATGGCGATGGTGTTGGAAAACCAATTGGTATTTTTAATGCAACAGGTGGTGCGGAGGTAGGTGTAACTGCAGCAAGCTCTACAGCAATTACCGCAGATGAACTTATCGACTTGTTCTATTCACTTAAAGCACCTTATAGAAAGAATGCTGTATGGGTTCTTAATGATGCAACTGTTAAAGCAATCAGAAAACTAAAGGACAATAATGGTAATTACTTGTGGCAACCTGCACTTACTGCTAATACTCCTGATACTATCTTGGGTAGACCAGTATTTACATCAAGTTATGTTCCTACCATTGCAGCGGGTGCAAAGACTATTGCATTTGGTGATTTCTCCTATTACTGGGTTGCTGATAGACAATCTCGTAGTTTCAAGCGCCTTAATGAACTCTATGCTGCAACAGGTCAAGTTGGTTTTGTTGCCACTCAAAGAGTAGATGGCAAGCTTATTCTTCCTGAAGCAATCAAGGTTCTTGCTCAAAAGGAATAATAAAAAATAGGAGGTGGCAGATATGATTGCTAATGAATTACTAAAACAGGTGAAAGAAAATTTAATCATAACATTCGACGACGATGACAGTCTTATTCTTAGTTTCATAGCTGCCGCCATTTCCTATGCGGAAAGCTATCAACATATAACTGAAGGTACTTATAGCGTTATGCCTATGCCTGCAACAACAAAACAGGCAATCATCATGCTTGCGTCACATTTCTATGAATCCCGTGATGGGAGTACTGGTGGTTTCTTTGCAAATACACTGAATGCGTCAGAACAAGTGTGGAAGACAGTAAATCTACTACTTAGAATGGATCGAAACTGGAAGGTGTGAGTATGGGCTTAGGAATGATGAATAAACCTGCAAAGATATGTGAGAAGACTTTTATAACCGATTCTGAGGGCTTTTCTTCGCAACGTGTGGCGGTTTTGGCAAACATTCGAGTGTTTGTTGAAGGTCGCCACGGAAGCGAACGTTGGGCGAATTTGGCGGCTTTTAGCGAGGCTACCGAACTCTTTCGCTTTAGGAAAATACCAAATCTAAATATAACAACAAAGCAATATATCGTTTTCAATGATGAGGAATACGATATTTTATCTGTCGAAAATGTAAAAGGCAGGAATATGTATATTGAGGTTTTGGCTAAGAAGTCGGTGGCATCAAATGGCTAAATGCACTTGTAATTTACCAGAAGAACTACTAAAAAAACTATCTAAACTTGGAAACAAAATGGATGAGGTTAGTGAAAAGGTTCTTGAAGCTGGTGGAGAGATTGTTCTCGATAAGGTTAAAAATAATCTGCAAGGTGTATTAAGCGGAAATTCCACAGGCGAGCTTTTAAGCTCTCTTGGTTTAAGTAAGGTGCTTTTAGGTAGAGACGGAAACCACAATATAAAGGTTGGTTTTGCAGAACCAAGAAGGGACGGAAAATCTAATGCTATGATAGCTAATATCATTGAGTATGGAAAGTCAGATCAACCTGCCAAGCCGTTCTTAAAACCTGCAAAAAGTCAATCAAAGAGAGCTTGTATAGATAAAATGACACAAAAAATGGAAGAGGAAATAAATAGATTATGAGTATTTTAGCCGATGTAAAAGAATTACTAGAACCTTTAAGTGTTCCAATAGCAACTGGTGTATATAAAGGAACTGTAACAAATACTTACCTAGTTTTAGTTCCGATGTCAGATACTTTTGAATTGCATGCTGATAATATGCCTAATGCCGAAGTGCAAGAATTGAGAGTTTCAATTTATACAAAAGGTAACTACAAAAAACTAACAAATCAAATAGTGAAGAAACTATTAAATGCGGAATTTACAGTAACCGACCGCAGATACATCGGTTACGAAACTGAAACTGACTATTTTCACTATGTAGTGGACATAGCAAAAAATTATGAATTGGAGGAATAAATAAAATGGCAACAATTGGTTTAGATAAACTTGTCTATGCACCTATTACGGAAGACAAAAACGGTAATGAAACATATGGAACACCTGTTCAACTTGCAAAGGCGATCTCAGCTGATTTGTCTATTGAATTGAATGAGGCTATCCTTTTTGCCGATGATGGTCAATCTGAAACGGTAAAGGAATTTAAGAGTGGTACTATTTCACTTGGCGTAGACGATATCGGGAATGAGGCAGCGGTAGCTCTTGTGGGTGCAACGCTAGATAGTAATGGTGTACTTATTTCAGGCGGTGAGGATATCTCTCAATATGTAGCAATAGGATTTAGAGCAAAGAAATCAAATGGAAAATATAAGTATTATTGGCTTTATAGAGTATTATTTGGAATTCCTGCAACTAACCTTGCTACCAAGGGCGATTCAATCACTTTCTCAACTCCGACTATTGAAGGGGCTATTTATAGACGCAATAAACCTGATGGAAAGAATAAGCATCCATGGAAAGCAGAAGTTACTGAAACACAAGAAAACAGTGAAACAATTAGTGCTTGGTACGATAGCGTATATGAGCCTGCATACTAAGGAGGAAAACATAAATGGCAGATGAAAGAAGCTCAGTCATTACGATTGGGGAAAAAGAATATGAATTACTTTTAACAACTAAAGCAACAAAAGAAATTGCTAAAAAGTATGGTGGCCTTTCTAACCTTGGAGATAAACTTGTAAAAAGCGAAAATTACGAAGATGCAATTAGTGAGATTGTTTGGCTTATTGTAACGCTTGCCAATCAACCTATTCTTATTTTCAATTACAAGAATAAAGGAAATGAAAAGCCGCTCTTGACTCAAGATGAAGTGGAACTTTTAACAACACCACAGGATATTGCAAACTTTAAAGATGCGATTACTGAGGCTCTATTGAAAGGGACAAAACGAAATGTTGAGAGTGTAGAAGCAAAAAACGCAGTGGGCGAGTAAGTGACGAAGAGTTGTTTACTCGTCTTTTATATTATGGGCTATCGCAATTGCACTTGTCACAAGATGAAGTGTGGATGATGCCCTTTGGACTTTTACTTGACTTGTGGGAATGCCATAAACAGTACAATGGCATATCAAAGCCTAAAGTAGAAGTTTTTATTGATGATATTATTCCTGAAGGGATTTAAAAAGAGGAGGTGAACGCAAATGGCAGATAGTTTTGGTTTGAAAATTGGGCTCGAAGGTGAAAAGGAATTCAAGTCTGCACTTGCATCAATAAATCAATCTTTCAAAGTATTAGGATCTGAAATGAAACTTGTAGAGAGTCAGTTTGATAAAAACGATAATTCAATGCAGGCATTAACCGCAAGAAATGAAGTGTTGCAAAAATCAATTGATGCTCAAAAGCAAAAGATAGAAACCTTACGATCAGCCCTTGCTAATGCAGCCGAATCATTTGGCGAGAATGATAGAAGAACACAAAATTGGAAAATCCAATTAAATAACGCACAGGCCGAACTAAACAAAATGGAAAAAGAGTTGAATGCTAATACATCGGCTCTTGACAGTACAGGAAAAGAGATGGACGGTGTTGCTAAAAGTGCAGACGATATGGGCGATGATATCGAAGATGCTGGAAAGTCTGCGGAAAAGTCTGAAAGTAAGTTTAGCGGCTTAGGATCAGTCTTAAAGGGAATTGGTGCTGCTATGGTGGCAGTCGGAGTAGCTGCTACTGCAATGGCTGTAAAATTAGGTAAAGAAGTAGTCTTAGCTTATGCAGATTATGAGCAGCTAGTAGGTGGCGTTAAGACTTTGTTTGGAACTGAAACATCAAGCGTAGAAGAATATGCAAAGTCTGTTGGAAAATCGGTTGATGAAGTACGTGATGAATACAACAGCCTTCTTAATGCACAGCAAAAGGTTATGAATGATGCCGATGCTGCTTATAAAACCGCAGGTCTTTCGGCTAACGAATACATGGAAACAGTCACTTCGTTTTCTGCATCCCTTATCGCATCGCTTAATGGAAATACGGAAGCAGCTGCAAATAAAGCTAACCAGGCAATCATAGATATGGCTGATAATGCTAATAAAATGGGTACTGATATGTCTATGATTCAAAGTGCTTATCAAGGGTTTGCTAAACAAAATTACACGATGCTTGATAACCTTAAACTTGGGTATGGTGGTACTAAAACTGAAATGGAGCGTTTGCTTGCAGATGCATCAGAAATAGCAGGTGTTGAATTTAGTATTGATTCTTATGCCGATATAGTCGATGCAATCCATATTATTCAAACGCAAATGGGTATTACTGGTACTACGGCAAAAGAAGCAGAATATACGATAACTGGTTCGATTAATTCACTTAAATCGGCATTGCAAAATCTTATAACAGGATTTGGTAATTCTGAAGCGGATATCAAAGGCTTATGTGATAACGTTGTTGATGGCTTTAAGGCAGTAGTAAAAAATATTACGCCAATCATTGGAAACATCATATCAGCATTGCCAACAGCAGTAGATGCCCTGATTGATGCTGTCGGCGATTTGCTTCCTACATTTCTTACAATGGTTACTAACTTGTTCTCGGAAGTCCTAGAAACATTGCTTAATTTACTGCCTGGTCTAGTTCCTGCGGTGATGGATGCGTTGCTTACCATAGTAAATACACTTATAAAGAACTTGCCACTTATCATAAATGTGGCTGCAAAAATCGTAATAAGTTTAGCTTCAGGCATTGCGAAATCAATGCCAAAACTAATACCAACTATTGTTCAAGCTCTAATAGAGGTATGTGAAACATTAATAGCTAATCTTCCTATGCTCCTTGATACGGTTCTTCAAATTGTGGAGGGCTTGGCAAAAGGAATACTCGATTCGATACCAATCATAATTGATGCATTGCCTAAGGTTATCTTGGCGATTATAAATTTTATAATTGGTGCAATCCCTCAAATTATAGAAACAGGCATCCAACTATTTACTAGTTTGATAGGAGCTTTGCCAGAAATAATTGAGGCGGTAATAGAGGCAATTCCTCTTATGATTGACGGAATCATTAATGCTATTGTTGAAAACTTGCCACTCATAATTGATGCAGGCATTAACCTATTTGTAACGCTCATCCAAGCATTGCCTGAAATTATTGAAATGATACTAACTGCAATACCTAAAATTATTGCATCGATTATTGATGCGCTTATCGATAATATTCCCTTAATTATACAAGCGGGAATTGATCTATTTACTTCGCTGATTGCAAATCTTCCAACGATTATTATGGAAATAGTAAAAGCTGTGCCACAAATACTTTCTGCTATTATTAATGGATTTAGCAGTGGTTTTTCACAAATGGCGGATGTAGGAAAGAACCTCGTTCGTGGTTTATGGGAAGGCATACAAGGCTTAGCTGGATGGATTTGGGATAAGGTTAGTAATTGGGCAGGAGATTTATGGAGTGGTATTAAAAATTTCTTTGGCATTCACTCTCCATCTAAAAAGATGGCTTGGATCGGTGATATGATGATGGAAGGATTAGCAAATGGTATCGATGATACAGCAAGTGAAGTACTAAGTTCCGCAAACGGAATGGTCAATAATCTAAATAACGTATTTGATGGTTTATCTGCTGATATGAGCGAAATACCTACCGATTTTAATGTTTCAAGTGCTGCTAATTCCATAAATGGTGGTGCAAGGGCAAATCAAGGTGGGTTGGTGCTTCAACTTAGCATTGGCAATTTTAACAACTATTCAAATGAAGATATCACAAGTTTGACTGAGGAAATAATGGAAACTGCAGGTAATTTTGCAAAAAGGAAAGGAGTAGTGTTCGCATGAGTTATTTTGTTTTTAATGGGATTTCTAGTGAGAGTATGGGGATTCGAATTCAATCTAAAAGTGTATATTCTGCACCAAAATATGATCTATCTTTAACCTCTATCCCTGGACGAGATGGTGACCTCATAAGTCCAAATGGAAGATTTAGCAATGTAATTATTTCTTACAATTGCTTTTTACCTGCAAAGTCTATTGAAGAATTGGCAGAGAAAATTACTAAGGTAAAAAATTGGCTCTATAAAGAACCGGGAAAGTACCATGATTTAACTGATAGCTACGATAAAGAATTCTTAAGAAAAGCCTTGTTTAATAGCAAACTAGATATCTCTGATGAATGCATGAAGATAGGATTATTTACGATTTCATTTTCATGCAAGCCGCTTAGGTATTTGATTTCAGGACTTGCAAAGCAAACATATTCAAGTGCGGTAATTCTTACAAACGAGTTTAGTTTTTTTGCTAAGCCTTATATCAAGGTAAATGGCAAAGGGGCAGGAACACTAACTATAAATAACAAAGTCTGGCATTTTGAAACGCTAAACGGCTATACAGAATGTGATTCTGAACTTATGAACTATTATCACGATACAACGCTTAAAAACGACAAAGTAACTGGTGATGGATTTCCTACTTTTGAGCATGGTGAAAATCATATCGAGTTTGGTGGCGGAATAACAAGCGTTGAGATTATTCCAAGGTGGGTGAGCTTATGATTCCGATTCTATATAAAGAAGACGCAATTGATTTTTCTACATTTGGTATAGGCGTGCTTGCCGATACTATCTCATGTTTGGTAACCGAAGAGCGAAACGGTGCTTATGAATTGACTTTGAAGTACCCTCTTAATGGTTCTTTGTATGGCGAAATAAAAAAGGAACGCATCATAAAGGCAAAACCAAATGACTTATCTGATCCACAGGCATTTAGAATATACAGAATTGCTATACCGATTAATGGGATAATTACCATTTATGCCGAGCACATTTCCTATGACTTGATCAATATCGGAGTTATCCCATTTTCACTTACCAATGTTGCGCCTCAAGTTGCAATCGATACGTTGCTTAAAAAGACAGTTCTTCCAAATAATTTTACTTTTAGAACGAATTACACTGTTGCAAAGGACTTTGAAGTGAAAAAGCCTCAAAGCGTGAGAGCTTGTCTTGGTGGAACTTATGGCAGCCTTCTGAATAAATGGGGTGGTGAGTTTGAATGGGATAATTTCTCGATAATCCATCATAAAGGTAGAGGAAGTAACAAGGGTGTCGTAATTGAGTATGGCAAGAACTTAACGAAGCTTGACCACGATAGTGACATTTCTGAAATCTATACAGATATATTGCCTTATGCGGTTATTTCGAGTGGTGATGGAAATGATGTGGTTTGCACGCTTAGTGAAGAAATTTTACCGATAACCACTACATTGAAAAAAAGGAAAACCCTTATAAAAGATATGACTGATTCTTTTGATAGCAATGAAGAAATAACGGAAGACAAGCTAAGAGAAAAAGCTCAAAAATATATAAGCGATAATCCTCTTGGCATAGAAAACCCAACAATTACAATTAGCTTTGAACCATTATGGAAACAGCCTGAATATTCTGCACTTCTAGAACGAGTTTCTCTTTGTGATACTGTAACGGTAAAGCATATAGAAATTGGAGTATCGGTTAAGACGAAAGTAATAAAAACCACTTATGATACTCTGCTTGAAAAATACACGAGCATAACACTTGGAAGTGCAAAATCTAATTTTGTTAAACAGGTGCAAAACATCGAAAGCAAGATTGAATCGACAAAAACGGAGGTGGATAGATTTCCATCTCTTTTAAATTATGCGATAAATAATGCTACAAAACTTATAACAGGTAACTCTGGAGGGTATGTTATTTTGCACTCAACTGCTAAGGATGGCAAGCCTTATGAGTTACTCATCATGGATAAGCCTAATATCAATGATGCTATCAAGGTTTGGAGATGGAATGTTAGTGGACTAGGCTATTCCAAAAACGGATACAATGGCCCTTACGAAACTGCTATTACATCCGATGGACAAATCGTAGCTGATTTCATTTCTTCAGGAACACTAATGGCGAATATCATTAAAGCAGGTATCATCTCTTCAAAAGATAGTAGCTCATACTGGAACATCGACACTGGCGAAGTGGTGCTCAAGGCCTATGTTACTGGAGACCAGTTTGATGGCAAGGTGAGCGAAATCAACAAGAGAGAGTCGAAGATAGAAGCTAATATCAACGGACTTACAAGTACGGTATCTTCAATAGGAAATCGAGTCGTTGTTGCTGAGAATGATATTTCGAATCTTGATTATGATGTTACCACACTTACTCAGAAAGCTGATGCGATAGAACTTAAGGCAAACACCAACGAGAAGAATATTTCCTCTCTTACGATTGCCTCTAATAAACTTGCATCAAAGGTTGAATCGAATGCAAGTGGCATCTCTGATTTGGAGCAGACAGCAGATTCAATCAATGCTGCTGTTTCAAAGAAGGCGGATTCGGAGGGAGGAGTTTTCTCGTCATTTGGATATAAGCTCAAATCTACAGGTTTTGAACTTTACTCCAACAATAAAACCGTTATGAAGGTAAACTCCGCAGGTCTCGAAGTAAATGGAAAGATTACGTCATCAGAAGGTGAAATCGGTGGCTTGACCATAACAAGTAGTGGCCTTAGCTACTCAGGCAACTGGAATGCCGCTTTCAGAATCGGAGATTTGTCTACCGATCCAAGAATGCCTACCTATGCAATATTCTCTAGAACGCAAAGAATCGACAACTGCATCATGGGCTTCAAAAGCAATTCATACGGCGAAAACTTCTGGGCTGAATTCAGACCTGAGGGATACTGCACCTTCATGTCAAGCGACAGGGACGATGCAATAATGACTGGAAAGATTCCGTACCTTTTCCTTAAGGACGTATGCTGGTTGCACAGCCCTCTTGGCTCATCATATGAGGGAAGTACGGCTACGTGCCCTCAAATAATTGTTTTTAACTACACTGTTGCTAAATCGAGTTATTCGACAATTGACCTCGATGTCTATGGCATCAACGAGATAATTGGGGCGTCTCTTACTGAAAAGGACACGCCAAGCACAGGCTCGAACAACCAGTGGTTCTCAATCGATAAAAAGAAAATCACCATCCATAACACAACTGGAGGTTCAAAAACATATTCGGTGATAGCGATTGCTATATAGGAGGAACTAATGAAAAAAGTAAAAATTAATGAACAAGGCTTTGTTGAAAGCCCGTATATCAACGATGCATCAATTGAGCGTGATGTTGATGAGCAACTTTACGAGAAACTTATGACATGCACCATAGGTATGAATTGGCGATTAGTTAATGATGAATTTATCATGGTCGATTTTCTTGAAGACAATGTCATAAGAGAAAGAAGACAAATCGAGTGTTTCAATTTCGTGGATAATCATTCGCAGTTATGGTGGAATCATTTATCCAATGAGCAGAGAGAAGAACTAAATAAATGGTATGAGGCTTGGCTCAATGCTCCAGAAACAAGGGTTATACCTAAAAAGCCGAGTTGGATAAATTAGGAGGGAATTATGGAAATAGGACAAACAATTATAACTATTGCATCAATAATTACTGCACTTGGTGTCATATTCGGCATGATATTTGCAGTTTATAGATGGTACTTAAAGCAAGAAAAACAAGACAAGGATATCAAATCAATAAAGGAAGAACAAACCCTTTTAACCTATGGTGTCCTTGCTTGCTTAAAAGGCTTAAAAGAACAAGGATGCGATGGACCTGTAACAACTGCAATAAATCAAATTGAAAAATACATAAACAAACAAGCTCATAAATAAAGGAGGATTAAACTTATGAACGAAATCATTTTAAACATTATATCTGTAGTGGTAACTGCGGTAATTTTGCCACTAATTTCTTATGCAGGAGCAAGGCTTATCGCTTGGCTTAACGCAAAGATTAAAGACGAAAACGCAAAACAACAATTGACTGTTGCAACTGACATCGTAATGAATGCAGTAAGAAGCGTATTTCAAACTTATGTAGAAACACTGAAGAAGAATGGCACATTTGATAAAGAAAGCCAAAAAGTAGCACTTATCAAAGCAAAAGATGATGCACTTGCTCAAATGAGTGACGAAATTAAAGATTACATAACTAAAAATTATGGCGATTTAGAAACGTGGATCACTACTCAAATTGAATCTACTATTAACATTTTAAAGAATAAATAAGCAAAAAGAATTCTGACTTTTCAATTAAATATATTCATTTTTATACATTTATTTGCATGTATTGGAGATAAATTTGATTTTTAGGTGTATTTATGTTAAAATATTATCGAAAAGAAATGCTATAAGAAATGCTATCTAAACTCTAAAAAAATTAAATGAACTTTAACATTTTCAAGTCGATCCAACATATTGGGGGCGCATATATGGAAAGAATGAAAAATACATATTATTTGAAAATAATTAAGGCAACTTTAATTATGCTCAAATTATCTATTGATTTAATGCTATAACAACTATGTTTTTTAATTATGTGGAGGAAAAAATGAAAGGAAGAATTTTTGCTTTATTAAGTTTAACTGTTTTACTTTTTGCACACTTAAGTGTTAGTTCAGAATCTCACAATACTATTTATTCAAATGATGCTCCTAGACTAGAAAAAATAAATCAAAGTTATTATATAGATGGGCAAGAAGCATTGGAAGTTGATACAATTATAAATAATGATAGTAGTAATTATTCAAAAAGTATAATTGAAAGTAATGAACAAGAATGGAATATCGCAACTAAAAATTATACTAACAACACTTTACAATTTATAAATTTTGATCAAAATCATTATTCATTTAGGCAATTTGCATTTGATTCAAATAATGCTAGCAATTCAAAAAAGTCTATAAGTAAAAATGTTCATTCAAATAATCAAACAAAAATAATAAACACTGATGAATCATCTTCTGTTACTTCAGACAATATTGTTGGAACTGAAAAATGTAATTATTCAATGAAATCAATAATAGGTTCTGATGATAGACAATTGATTTCTAACCCTAATTCATGGCCTTATAAAGCGGCTGGACAATTAGTTATAAAATATGTTGTTCAAAATAATGTCACTGGAAATCAGGATAATATGTATTTCATTGGAACAGGATTTTTAGAAGGACCTGATTTGTTGGTTACTGCTGGTCATTGTTTATATGGTGATGTAACAAATAGTGGTGATTACGAAGACCATATAAATAATCCACGTTTCGCTGATGAAATCTATTATTATCCAGCTCGAAATGGAAATGTAGATCCATATGGTGGAGTCAAAATTGAACGTTCATATATTGAAAAAGAATATTATTTAAATCAACAAAAAGATTGGGGATGTTGTAAATTATCTAATCCTATAGGTAATCAAACCGGTTGGTTTGGTAAAATAAGCAATTTTTACGAAAAAAATTATGAAATTACAACATTTGGATATCCAGGTAGTAAAAGTGGTTTTATGTATAGTTCTACAGGAATTATGACTGAATTTGAAGATAATGGTTGGTACTATAGAACAAATTTAGATACAGAAGGTGGACAAAGTGGCTCACCATATAGAGTGACAATAAATGGCAATACATACGTTTGCGGAATTCATACTTATTCTGTAGGAAATTCTTATACTGGTGGCATTAGAATTGATAGTTTTATGTTTGCTTTTTTCAATAGTTTTGTAACTGGAGATAAGGTTTATCAAATTAAACCTACAGATTATAACTATGCTGATGCTTATCCTGTTGATTCATATACTGAAAACACTTTTGTAAGCCACAGCCTTGATAATGGCTTGGATTTTAGAACAAGAAGATATAGGACAGGATATATTCACAACGAGTATATTGTTATGTCATCTATTCGCAAGGGAATTCCTAAAAACGAAGCAATGATTGAATATTCATTTAATTCACCTGTTACACGTATTGAAGTAGATTTAGCTTATTGGCGTTCGGTTTCTAATGAATGGTTATCCAGTTCAAATGGATCGGCTGTATTGCAAATTAAAAATGGTGAAGGGTGGTCTAATAAATTTGATTTGCTATCAAAAGAAACAGCCTTACCAACTAATAGAAGCAATCCTACAACATACACAATTGATTTTGACCATCCTGTTTATGTTTTTAGATTTTTTTGTCATTATAATGGTACGTCAACTCTAGATTCTAACCGTGGTAGGATATGTATCGGCAATATGAATGTATGGATGCAATCAGAAAATTATATGCCTCTAAATGGTTCTGAGTTGGAATATAAACCAAGCGAATGGAATAATAATAGTATGAGTAACTACAATTGCTATGCATATGCTCTAAATACAAAACTTCATGGTTTTATGCAACCAGGAGCAAGTGATTCAAGCTATAATCCGTATGATTCAAACTATTTAACAGGCTCAAAACTATATGAATATGTGCTACTTGATGGACAAAACTACAATTTTTCATTTAAACCCATTGGTAAATATGATGCTTGTGACATAGGATATTATAAGGTAGCTTTAGTAATAGCTCCAAATCGAGATTATCATTGGTATAGGCAAAATTATGATGGAACATGGTCACATAAGCCAGGTGGAACAGCTGTTACAGATCTTGATCGAAAAGGTAATCTTATTTATGATCCTGAATCCTGTGATAGAACAACTGGCTTTCCATCGTATTCTGAATTTGTAGGTTTTTATCAAGTTAATGTGAGTAATATGATTTAATGAGGAGAATAAGTATGAGAGTAATAAAAAAATGTCTATTCTTAATTATAGGATTATTATCAATTTCTTCTTGTGGAAATAATATGGAGGGTAATACATTGAAAAATCCTGAAATAATTGAAAAATATAAAGAGTATTATCAATATGGAGAAGCTGCGAAAGGCATAGAAGTTTATGCTTGGAAAGAGTTTTCCAATTGGTTTTGCGTCTTAACTGGTGGTACCAATATGCTAAAAACCACTTATGAAATAAAAAAACTACAAGACGATTTACCATGTCCAATCAACACTATGAAAGAAATATTGAAATATTATAATAAGACTTTTGCTATTCCTTATGTTGCTAGGGTATCAAATCCTCCAAAAGAAGAAGAATTAACTCATAATTTTGATGTCGATACGTTAAAATCGGATAATGAATTTCTCGAAATTCTTATGAAACTTGGTATATCTTCTAAAGACTATTTTAATCAGAATTCTAATTATGAAAACAATAGTAATGAATCAAGTGACAATAAAAGTGAAACAGATGAAACATTTTTGGTTAAAACTATACCTAATAGTTTCACATTTCATGGCTATGTGTATTTTAATAAAAACATAAGAGTTGATAATAATCGAATAGGACAACTACTTGGTTATATTATCCGTCAGGATGACATTGATGATTTTTTAAAGATGTATCCAAATAATGAATATGTGATTTATGATAGTGTATTCGATTATTACAACAAGAATAGGGTTCCATTCTTTAGCATTAAAGATGATGATGACTTGAAATATATTTGTTGTAATAATGAACTGTATGTAAAAGAAGAAATATATGTAGATTAAGCAAATTATATAGTTTATAAAAGATTTGTTAAAACAAATTTTGGATTTAAAAGAGTACGTAGTAAAGAAGAGGTGGAGCAAATACTAAGATGCTATGATTCATTAGAGGCATCTGTTCATGAAATTCCAAATGCCAAGCTTTCTGTCCATACTGCATGAGGATGGAATTCGTAAAAGAAAAGAATAAAGTTTATACTTGCAAAGAGTGTGGAAAAAGATACTTTGTTAATATTTAGTTAATTTGACCTATGGGAATGATATCCTGTAGGTCTTTTTTTGTTTTGAAGAATTTTATTAAAATTAAGGAAAAATTAAAACAATCTCACTATAATATATATGGTAGTCATGAATACCCGTTTGACATAAGTTATCGTTGTCCCTGGAGAGTGCAGTGTCCAAGGCCAGGTTAAAATGGTGGATACGCCTTGCAGCAAGGTAGCTGTTGGTTATGGTTCCTTACCAATTAAAAGGAACTTTTTTATAGAAAGTGTTTTCATAGGTGTCTGCTTACAAATTTTCGAAAATTCAGCCTTAAAACTGATGAATTTGGAATTTAATGCAGGCACCTTTTTTCTTTTTTCTCAAAAAATTAAATACATGTCGATAGGTGGATTTGACAAAGATGATTTTTTGAATACAATGGAAGATGAATATTGAAGCGCGGAAAAATTACATTCAGGAAGATGGTGCTTTTAATGGAATTAACCAAAAAGAAAAAAGAAGTCCTTAATGATATTTTAAAAACTGAAATTATTGAGGTTGAGGATATGATTAAAGATGATGAAGATAAAGATGAGCTTTTATCATATTTAGATATTGTTAAATCTATTTTTTCTAAATGCAAAGGAGATAATGTATGTATGGACTAATAATGCTAAGGGAATATTTAGATGAGATACTAGATAGAAAGAAAACATTTGATGCAAGAAGTTATCCTACTGATAAAAGAGGAACTATCGCTCTTGTAGATACAAAGAAATCATCAATTGTTGGTCTTGTTGATTTGATTGGAGTTCATCAAATAAGTGCCGATGAATATTGCAAATGGCACGCAACAGGCAAATGGGAAGGAATGCCTTTTGAAGTAGCAGATAAAAACGCTAAATTCTATGCATACGACTTTGTTAATCCAAGGAAACTCGCAAGCCCTATAAAAATTATAAAAAGCGGAAGAATATGGGTTGAAATTGATGACTCGGTAAAAAAAGAGTTTATATTCCAACAAAATTTATTCTAAAAAACACCTCAGGTTTTAATTGCCTGAGGTTTTATTTTGCTTATAAAGATATAAATTTTTAGTTATTTTTGCAATTTGGCTTTACACCTGCCTTCTTAATAACTCTCTCCTTATGAAAGGGCAAAACCTCTCAAAGGTTGGTGAGTTTTATGACTGATAAAGAAAAACAAAGAATAATCGAATTAAGAAATAGTGGTCTTGGATATGGTGCTATTGCTATGGAACTTGGTATATCCAAAAATGTAGTAAGTTCATTTTGTCATAGATACAATATTGAATTTAATAAGCCACAAGATAATTTTTGCAAAAATTGTGGTAATAAGCTTGTAATGATTCCAAAGCATAAAACTAAAATTTTTTGTTCTGATAAATGTCGCATTGCTTGGTGGAAAAGTCATACAAGTGAACTGAAAAGAAGAAATCCTAATGTTGCTTTATGCAACTACTGCAAATGTGAATTTACTTATTATGGAAAAAGGCAAAGAAAATATTGTTCTAGGGACTGCTATTTAAAATCTATGAGAATGAATGGTGATTAAGATGAATAACAAGAATTACTTAGAGTGCATAGAGCATTATCTGATTGCTATTACAACGGCTAATAAAATGTTAGATTCAAAAATCATTTCACTTGAAGATTATAAAAAAATCGAGAATAAAATGGCTCAAAAATATTGTATCAAAACTAATAGTATTTATCGTTCGAATAACTTGATAAATAAACCTTGTAGCGGTAATATCACACACTGACAAAAGGAGGAAAAAACGTGCAGATAACGAAGATTTCAGCAACAAAAAAACTAGAAAAGAAAAAATTAGTGTGTGCATATGCTAGAGTTTCAAGTGATAAAGATGCAATGCTTCATTCTCTTTCTGCTCAGGTGCAATATTATAAAGATTACATCACAAGCAATAATGATTGGCTTTTTGTAAAAGTTTATTATGATGAAGGCATATCAGGGACTAAACAGGACAGACCTGCATTTCAACAGATGTTACAAGATGCAAAAGATGGAAAAATAGACTTGATTATAACTAAGTCAATATCAAGGTTTGCTCGCAATACTGTCACTTTGCTTGAAGCAGTTAGAAAATTAAAAAGTTATGATGTCGATGTTTATTTTGAAGAGCAGAGAATACATTCCATAAGTAGTGATGGTGAGCTTATGCTTACAATACTTGCATCATATGCCCAAGAAGAAGCCAGATCAGTATCAGAAAATATGAAATGGCGAGTCAAAAGAAACTTTGAAGAAGGTAAGCCGTGGGGGAGAGCGCCTTATGGCTATACCATCGAGAATGGCAAATTTGTCATTATCCCTAAAGAAGCCAAAGCTGTTAAACTAATTTTTAAATTGTATTTAGATGGAATTGGTTCTTATAGAATTAAGGACATCATGAACAAAAGCGAGTATCCTACTAGAAATAATTGCTTGTGGACTGAAACAACAATAAGAGGAATGCTCAAAAATTACATTTATACAGGTAATGCAGTTTTTCAAACTACTTATGTAAAAAACTATATTACAAAAAAGAAAGCTAAGAACAATGGCGAAAAGCCAATGTATCACGTTGAAGAATGCCATGATGCAATAATTAGCATCGAAGATTATAATAAGGTTCAAAAAATAATAAAGGAAAGAAATGAAAAAATCCATAAGGGTATTACACCAAAAGATAATCTTTTTAAAGGCAAACTTATATGTGCTCATTGTGGATGTACATTTCGAATGAAGAAGAACTACAGGAAATACATATGGCGATGCGGGACCTACATAAGGCTCGGCTCAAAAGGATGCTTTAGCAAGCAAATTCCAAACGATGCTCTTCAAATTTTAGCAAAAGAGATTCTTGGTGTTGATGAACTTACAAGCGAAATAATCGATGAGAGAATTGAAAAAGTAATTGTTGGAGATGATAGGCTATTGACTTTTTATCTAAAAGATGGAAGCCAAATTGATGCCCACTGGATGCAAAAAAGCAGAAGTGAATCATGGACTGAAGAAATGAAAGAGAACGCAAGAAGAAAGGCGGTTGAAAGAAATGGCAAAAGTAACGGTGATTCCATCAACAATTAATCCAATTACTAAATTACCAAATAATGGTTTACAAAAAAGAAAAGTTGCAGGTTATGCAAGAGTTTCAACGATTTTAGATGAGCAGTGTTCTTCGTATCAAGCACAAGTCGATTACTATACAAACTTAATAAAAAGAAATCCAGAATGGGAATTTGTTGAGGTATATGCCGATGAAGGTATATCAGGGACAAATACAAAAAGACGTGGTGGTTTTAATCAAATGATGCAGGATGCCCTTGATGGCAAAATTGATTTAATTCTAACAAAATCAGTATCAAGGTTTGCAAGAAACACTGTTGACTCTCTTACATTTATAAGAAAGCTTAAGGAAAAGGGAGTCGAGGTGTTTTTTGAGAAAGAAAACATCTATACCTTCGATTCAAAAGGCGAATTGCTTATTACGATAATGGCATCTTTGGCTCAGGAAGAAAGTCGCAGTATCAGCGAAAATGTAACTTGGGGTAAAAGAAAGGCGTTCAGTGATGGCAAGGTTTCGATGCCATATAAACACTTTTTAGGATATAAAAAAGGCGAAGATGGAAGGCCTACAATTGATGAGAAAGAGTCATTGGTTGTAAAAGAGATCTATTCATTGTTCCTGAGATATGGTTTTTCAACAACTAAGATTGCAAAGGAATTTAATGAAAGAGGGATTTGTACTCCATCAGGAAAGGGAAAATGGACTTTAACCACTGTTGAATCAATCCTATCAAATGAGAAATATAAGGGTGATGCACTTCTTCAAAAGAAATACGTAGTCGATTTCCTTACGCATAAATCCAAACCGAATGAGGGTGAGATACCGCAGTATTATGTCGAGAATTCCCATCCTGCAATCATCGATAAGGTCGAGTGGGATTTGGTTCAGATAGAGCTTGAGCGAAGAAAAAAGCTATGCAAGACTTACAGTTCTAAGAATATCTTTGCTAGCAAATTAGTATGTGAGGATTGTGACTCATTTTTTGGAAGGAAGATATGGCATTCAAACGATAAGCATAGGACTATCGTCTATCAATGTAATGGAAAATTCAAAAATAAGGACAAACGTTGTAAAACACCAATATTGCGTGAGGAAGAAATCAAGTCGATGTTCCTCAAGGCTTATAACCATTTTGTATTTGATAAGACTGCACTTGTCGATGATTGCAAATTGATGATTGAGACCATCACCGATGTGTCCTCACTCGATGAACAAATAAGCAAGCAAATTGAGAAAATGGAAGAGTTGGCACAAAGGGTAAAAGAACTTGTATCTTCAAATGCATCTACACCTAATTTGCAAACCGATTACATAAATGATTATGACAGGCTTTGCACCATGCATTCGATTGAGGAAACTAGATACAAGCTTCTGCTCAAGGAAAAGAGTGGCAGACTCGCCAAGGCGAAATCGATGGAACTCTTCATAGAGTCCATAAAGGATAAGCCCGATCTGATTGACTCTTGGAACAGTGATCTTTGGATTTTACTGGTCGACAAGGCGATAGTGCATCATGACAAGAGCATTACGTTCGTGTTCAAAAATATGAAGGAAATAACAATAGCAGCCGAATAAAAGGCTGTTATTTTTTTGCCTAAAATAGGGGTGTCGGAAGTAATCGTTCTAACACTTAGGGGTGTCGCTTTTTAAGGTAAGGGTGTCGTTTGTATTAAAATAGTTGTTCAAATACATATTGAAAGCATAGGTTTGATACAAATTGTGTCAGACCTTTTTTGTTTACAGATAGGAACTTTTATCCTTTCCGCCAGCAAATTATAGAGTCTTGTAGAAGTGTCAAACGGCATTTTTATGAGGTTCTTTTTCTTTTTGCATTTTGCTACGGAACGAAAACCTTATCAACAGAACGATAGGTGCTGCTACGGAACGAAAAGTATAATATTAAAAATCACTTGAGAAAAATATGATAATATTGTGGATTAATATTGTCGAATAATAGACAATTTGAGAAAAAAGTGATATAATTTAGATAAATTTTCGATACTTCTACAGGAGGTAAATTTATGGATTATAAAACGATAATAAAAAAACTAAGGAATAAAATGCTTTTAACTCAATCAGAATTTGCGAAAGAGCTAGGTGTTTCTATTGCTTCTGTTGCAAGATGGGAAACTGGCGAAAATGAGCCGACAATGAAAATTAAACGAAAATTAGAAAAATATTTTGATGAATGGGGAATTTCTGAACATGTTGTTAGCAAATAGGCATATTCAAGAATCAAAAATTGGTTTAAATGCCAGTTTTTATAAAACTAGAAGTTTAATACGAATATAAGATGGTGATATTGTGATAAGGTTTAGAAACCCGGGAACTGAATATTCAACTCAAATTCAGGTTATTAAAGAACTATATAGTGCGTTATCACAACAGGAGTTTTTCTCATTAGATGATATGGCATTAGTAATAGCAAAAAGCAAATTAATGACAGCGTATGGTTATGCTGGTACTCAAGCAATTGAACTTTCTCATACTGATCAAGAATCGCTGAATTCAGCAAAGATGAATGCAAAAATGTATGCCGAGGTATTTAGAATGCTTGGCTGGGTAACGCCGTATAATTTAAAAGCATCATATCCATTATGTTTTACTTATATTGGAGCTCATATCGCCTTATCTGAAGGAGATTGTTCACAATTATATGAACAGTGTGTGCTTGGAATAAATAATCCAACACAACTAACAAACAAGATGAGTTACACAGAACAAGTTCGTTTTTTTAAATGTGCTTTACGCACTTTGATTGATCTTGGTGGAACTATGTATAAGCATGAATTGTGTATCGGGCCAATGAGTATTGATGACAATAATGAAGAACAGTATCATAAAATGATAATTAAAATCAAAAATATTAGAGGTGACATTTCCAGATTAAAGTCTGCATTTAAACAATTGGCTATTGATTTAGGTATGAAAGAAACTCCTGTTGATAATTGTACTAGACTTCCTATCGCATTTATGAAGTCGTGTGGGTGGGTTGAAACTATTAAGGATATTACACTTTATAATATATCGATGACATGTATCAAAATTACTAATCATGGTCGTCAAGTGTATGAAGAAATAAAAGATATGACCGACATTCGATTAAACGATTTTGAGATATGTGACACCAATGTACAAAATGCTTTAATTCGATTAGGTACATATAGAATGTTGATAAGAGCAAGATATAATTTAGACAGCGTTAAAGAAGTTATAGAAAGGGATACGGAAACTTGCAAAGTATTGTTAGATGGGCATGATATATTATTTTCTCCGTGTCAAACAATTAGAAGATTGCAAGTTGAAGAGGCGTTAAATATTGGTACTGCAAAAGCCAACGCAATATCTGTTTCCACAAACACATTTAAAATGCATATAGGACAGAAAAATAGAGAATATAATCTTTCAACAATAGAATTAGGCATTTTTAGTAATGCAACTAAAGAAGAACTTATAAATTCGGAAGATGCTAATTTTATAAAAACGGTTAAAAAACTACATAATGATGGCCTTACAAGTGAACAAATTGTAAATGATTTGTTTGAGCTTTATCGTAACGCAAATCAATCAACATTCTATCCTTTAATAGCAACTTTGTTTAAGATAATGGGCTTCGATTGTAGTTATTCTAGAGCTGGAGATAATGGTGCACGTTGGGATGCTATTATTAAAGATGATAAAAGAAGTATACCTATTGAAATAAAATCACCTACAGAAGAAACACATTTATCGATTAAAGCAATAAGGCAGGCGTTAGAAAATAAAATAATATTATTATCTAGAAAAACGTTTATAACTGATAAAGCAACAACATCACTGGCTGTAGGTTATTACTTGCCAAACGAAAGGGCTGAAGTGGCTGATTTAATAGAAAATATAAAATGTACGTTTGAATATAAGATAGGTGTCCTTGATTTTAACTCATTACTTTCAATAGCGGTTAGTATATTAATCAACGGAAAAGGAATTGATTTAGAAAAAATATTTGATTTGGAGGGATTAACACATGCAAGTATTTAAAAAAGAAAGAAATGATAGCATATTATTTCTTCTAAAATCAAAAGTTATAAATATTGAATTTAATCAAGGAAACCCCGCAACCTTAACAAGCGAGAGCGGACATAGATTTGCAGCAGGGTGTTTGAATTGCCAAAATAAAAGATGTTGTTTTTATAACAAATGTGAAGTTGAGACATTGAATTTAACAGATTTTCCCTTTGACAAAAACGTTACTGTTTGTTCAGTGGGAGCTTTGAAAATTGACAGACAAAGCAATGCAGTGAAAATTGACGTTCAAAAATGTGTTAAGTGTGGATTATGCGTTCAAAGATGCCCAGTTGGTGCATTATATTTTGATGAAAAAGGTGAAATAAAGCTAAGTGAATCGCAAGATGAATTTCTGAGCGTTTTCTTAGACGAGAAATCATTGTTAGAGCAGTCAAAAATGATTGATGGACTTTTAACTATTAAACGAGGCGGATGCATGCTAAAAGAGTCTGATGATTTATTTGAAAATATATATCACAAACTCAAAAAAATAGAATATAAAAATTGCGATTTAATGGGACGCAATTTGTTGATTGGCTTGGGTTATAATTCGGGAAAGCGTAGAACTGGTGATGTTTATACAAGAATGGATGCAGTATATCAAACAAAATTAGGAAAAATAGGCGCTGTTGAAATTGAGTTTGGTAGAGATACACTTGATGCTTCAAGGGCCATTTTGGATGATATAGCAACAATGAGTATGCGTTATCAAATAAGAAAAAATGAAAATTTTCCTTTAGTGATTTGCCTTCAACTGCCTAATGCAAGGCAGGGATACTGGCAGGTTATTAAGGATATTTCAAATGTTGAATCAATCAAAATTCAAACCTTATCAATTGGAGCGATGATGATATTGATATGGAATTTTTTAGCAGCGAGGTTAGATGATTTAATGTATTATATTGACTTTGATAATAAAATTTTGAGAGATAAAATAGAAGACTCCTTAGAAAGAAAAATTAATGTTTCTGAAAAATTTATGGGAATTTTCGAACCAATAAAATAACTGGGCTTATGAACATTATTGAATAGTGTTGAATAGTGTTGACTAATGTTTTTTATTATGATATAATATTATTATCGGAGGATAGAAAAATGACCGAGTATTTATTATCAACAAAAAAAACAGCTGATTACCTTGGGGTAAGTGTCTCTACAATATACAGAATGGAAGAACAAGGAATCTTACATCCAATAAAAACTGTTGGTGGGCAAAGACGATTTAATAAAAGTGAATTAGATTCATATAAAGAAAAAAGCAAAACATTTGTTGCTCCACAAAAACCATATCAACTATCAGGAGAAAAAATGACTGTGGAAAAAAATGATTCTATATCAAATACTAATGAAGAAAATGAAGAACTAAATTTATCAAATTTCGATGAAAATCCAAATAAACCTGTCGATCCAAGAAATACTTTAAATGATTTAAATGGATCACAATGGATGCCCGAAACAAAGAGCTTTTTATATCAGCGTGGATTAGGTTCTAAGCACCCTCATGCTCAAATTGAAAGGCAGCATCCAGCTCCATATTCATTTCAAGATATATCACATTTAATAGCATTCTTTACAAAAAAAGGAATGAGTGTTTTAGATCCATTTGGAGGTGTCGGTTCAACTGCTAAAGCTTCTGAAATTTTAGGTAGAAAGTGCACAAGTATTGAACTTCAACAAAAGTGGCATAATCTTGCAATAGAACGTTTAGAAACTGAAATTGGATTAGGCGCATCAAAAAATCATTCGTTTATTCAAGGAGATTCAAGAAATGTACTTCGTCAGATTGATGATGCCTCATTTGACTTTGTCGTTACTAGTCCTCCTTATTGGTCTATTTTAAACAAGAAAGCAGATCATAAGGTAAAACAAGAAAGGCTTTCCAATAATTTAGCGACAAATTATTCAGACAACGATGTTAATGATTTAGCTAATATTAAATCTTACGACGAGTTTTTAAATGTATTAGTTAATGATATATTTTTGGAATGTGCGAGAGTGTTAAAACCAAAAAAATATATGGCTTTAGTTGTCTCGGATTTTAGAAATAAGTCGGAATATGTTAGTTTTCATAGTGATTTAATACAAAGACTTAATAAAGCTAACACACCAGATGGGTATCACATATATCTTGCTGGCACAAAAATATTGATTCAAAATCATAAAAGTTTATTGCCGTATGGCTATCCATTTGCATATGTAGAAAATATTCATCATCAATATATTTTGATATTTAGGAAGGATAGGTAATATATATGATGTATGAAGGTTTGATATGCGGAAACTCGGATTCAATTCTCAAAGAGATGGTAAAAAATAATGTTAAAGTAGACTTAATCCTTACAGATCCGCCTTATAATTTAAACAAGGACTTTGGAAATGATAGTGATAAGCTTTCGCTTGAACAATTTTTGAAAGTATCACGTGAACGAATCTGCACTTGTAAAGAATTGCTAAAAGATAATGGAAGTATTATTTGGTTTGGAATTCATCATTATATAGGATTTATTCAAAGTATAATGTATGAATCTGGTTTGCATTATAGAAGAATGAATATTTGGTATTACGAAAATGGATTTAGTCGTACGACAAATTCTCCTTTAACACAATATGAACCATTTCTTTGGTTTTCTAAATCATCCAAAAAATGGACATATAATACAGATGATGTCAGAATCCCATACAAGAGTACAAAAAGACTAAAAAATCCAGTTTACTATAGAGATAAGAATGGTGAAAAAAAGAAATGGGAACCAAATCCATTGGGAGCAATGAGAGGCGATGTTTGGTCATTTCCTACCTTAGCAGGTAAAGCTTTTAAAGAAGAAAAAACAGATCATCCAACGCAAAAGCCTGAGTCTCTAATTACTGAATTAATTAAAGCTTTTTGTCCTAAAAATAAAGAAGGAAAATATGAAGGGGTAATTTTAGATCCGTTTCATGGTTCTGGTACATTAGGTGTTTGTTGCGAAAAACTAAATTTACAAGGGCACAAAATTAAATGGATAGGAATAGAGATAGAGCCTCACTGGTGCGACGTTGCAAAAAAAAGACTTGAGGATCTAAAATAATATTAGTAAAAAACAAAATTAAAGCGACTTAGTTCGATTACGAGTTAGGTCGCTATTTTTTTTAGTCGCTTACATGTTCCATTATATTTTTAAAATCGCATTCTAGTGCTTTACAAATTCTACAAAGTACATCTGTTGTTAGATTCTCACCTTTTTTTAGTTTTGCCATAGTTGATAAGCTAAGATTACCGGCATCAGTAAGTTACGCCATCAGGCAAGGCAACTAAAATGCGAGCTTATCTTGAGACTATGAAAAAGCAGGTGATTATTTTAAAGAATGGTCAGAAGATGCGTGGATATTGATGGTTGAAACAGCCACGGTTAACAGGGACAAAACCATTACATGCAAGTTCGTAAATGGCAAGGAGATACAAGTTTAGCGTCGTGTTATCGACTCGTTAAAAAAAGAGCGCATTTGGTAACGTTAACAATTACTTTTACCTCCTACTATGTTGGGAGGTTTTACTTTATTTGTTGTACGCATTTTTAACTAACTGTACGCACTTTTTAGAAGGTGTACGCAAATTGTATTAAAATAGGTTATTC